TAATATAATGACCAAGTTCATTACTACCAAGGTCTAGTGGATATTGTACAGGACTAAATGATAATGGGTTTTCTCTTAATTTTTGTGACGGACTATCTGGTATATCAAACGGTGATTTTTTTAATAGCTGAGCAGATACTTTACCTGCGTCTTTCTGACTACCTGAATTCATAAAATTGTTTACTATTCCAGATAAGAAAGGTGTAGATAAATTAGCTGCAATATTTTTTAGTTTGACTGACATGTATAAATAATCCTTAGTTAGTAATATTTATATAGAAAATAAGAGTGATATGAGAAAGAGTTATAAAGGTTTATATAGACCAACCAATCCAAAGAAATATATCGGCAATACCAATCAGATAGTGTATAGGTCACTATTAGAAAGACGGTTCATGCGATATTGTGATTTAAATACAGATATTCTATTTTGGGCAAGTGAAGAATTGCCTGTTAGATATTATAGCCCGCTAGACAAAAAATATCACCGATACTTTCCTGACTTTGTTGTAAAGACGGTGAATGGTGATAAGTACATGATTGAGATAAAACCCTCCCGCCAAGCAGTAAAACCCAAAGCACCAAAAAAGAAAACAAAATCGTATATGCGAGAGTCATTTGAGTATATCAAGAACCAAGCTAAATGGTCTGCCGCTAAAGTTTACTGTGAAGATAATGGTATGCAATTTAAGATTATTACCGAAAAAGACCTTGGTCAATATTAACCAAGTCCGTAAGACATTCTATCATGGAATGGGTCAATAGATGTAGTCATTGGTGGATATGAATTTTCTGTTTTAGCAACCTTTGTACTCTGGTCTTTTGTAGAAGTGTCAATTGAACCAATAACAATGTCACCACCTTTTGATGTATCGCCTTGATTTAGTATATCTGTTTTTACTTTTGATTCAGATGTATCGCCTTGAATAGTATCGCCTTCAATTGTAGATGATTCACTACCACCCATAACTTCATTATATTTATCTTCATATGCTTTAGAAGCTGCCTCTAGGTTATCACCTTTTGTAAATGGATTCATAGCAGTTGCTGTATATGAACCTGAAGCAAGTACAATTGCTTTTAACATTTGACCCATATCAAAAAACTTTGTACCAATGGCTGCAAAGTCAATAGTAAATATATCTTTTATAAAATCTACTGCTTGATTTACTAAACCATCTTCACCAAATAAGTAATCTTTAAAATTAAATGCTGGTGCGTCTTCTTCACCTATACCAAATATATCTCTAATAAAGTTAATTGCTAAGTTAACAGGTGCATATAAAATATCTGAAGCCCAATCAATAGTACCACCAATTAAATTTACAACACCCTCTTTTACTCTTGCTAAGTCGAATGAAAATAGACCTGTAATAATATCTACTAAACCACCTACAGAGGTTTCAAATGCAGCTGTAACATCCTTAGCAAATGTACTAACTGATTCACCTGCTTGGTCTAAACCAAAAAATGTCAATACATAATCAAATGCACTACCAATAATTCTTACAAATGAACCAATAAATCCGTCAACAATACCTTTTATACCACCTCTTAATCCATCTAGTATAGATTGTTCATCTTTATATTCTTCTTCAAACCCCTTATAACCATCAAATACACCTAAAATAATAGTTAATGGTAAAAATATTTTACCAATAGTTCTACCTATTGCTTTTAACGGTTCAATAATTTTTGCTAAAGCACCACCACCTGTAGAAGCACCTGCTCCAGCAGGACCAGCTGATGTAGCAGAACCAAAAATACCCATAATAGAATCTTTGAAAGGTTTAAATGTTTTTGCTATACTATCTTTAATGTCATCAGCAAATGTTGTGATTGTCTTAAATGCCGTACTGCCTGTTATAGAAGCCTTTGTTGTGTTAAATGTATCTTTTACAGTATCAAGAGTTTTGACAAATGAGTTTGTAATTCTAGTAAACACACTTGGATTATCTGGTGTGCCTTTTATCAAAGTTGCAATACCTTTAAATGTATCATCAAACATTAACTTAACTGATTTTGTAATATCACCTGGGTCAACTTTTACTGCCTTAATAGCTGCCTTTGCGTCATCTATTAATTTACCACCGAAACCTACAGTACCAATATTACCTATGCCTTTAACAAAACCTGTCATGGCTCTTATAGATTTTAATTGTTGTGGTAGTTTAAGAATATCTGTATCAGCACCTAGAGATTTTGCAAAGAAAGCTAATGCAGCTATACCTGCTAATGCTTTTGCACCAAACCCACCTGTCATCTCTTCTACGCCAGGTAATGCCAGACCAGGTCCTGCTTCACCTAATTTTTCTTTATTCTGTTCTCGTAATTGGTCTCGTTCTCTTCTAAATCTTTCTTTATCGAAAGAAAACATATCGACCATAGTTTGTAAAAGAGATTGTGTATTCTCTTCGTTTTGTCTACCAATATCTCGTAAATCTTCTAATACACCTATAGTATTGTCATTAGCTGCACCAGCACCTGCTAGTACACCACCGGTCATAGATTGACCCGCTGATATGATTGGTAATATGTCTGCTCTATCTGCCATTACTTAATATACTTTTTCATTGCTAGGTAAATACCATAACACACAAATAGATATACAGTTGCTACGCCTACATCTACCAAATGTTCTCTCATATGATAGATAAACTCTATACCTGCCTGTACATCTCCCATACTCTCACCACCCATATTAATAGTTTTGTTAAATGTGCCTGAATTATCTACTGTTTGTTCCATTATTTTTTACCTTTACTTGTACCTGTGTATAGACCAAACCAGGCAGCGCCAGCACCAACAACGATACTGATTAACCCACTCTGTTCCATAGTAGGAGCAGGTAAGTTCATATACCATATTACACATTTATACAGTAATACAATATAAACTGTTAAGAATAATCTTGGAAATATTCTCCAAGCGTCAACAGCTCTTGCCATATGAATTAATTTAGCATATGGATTTACTCCTAAATTTTTGATTGAAGTATCTACTTCTAAATCAACTTGCACCTTTTGTTTAGGTGTTGCTACTTTTATTTCCTCTGCCATTATTTCCTCTGTTTATTAGCCTTTTGTTTTTCTTTTTCTTCTTTCAAGTGAGTTAATAACAAATCGACATATATTTCCCTCTCCCACGGTGCCATATTCTCTAATTCTGTCAAAGAATATTTATGATGTTGCATTAAAGCAAAGTTAACCTGGAATAAATTTTCTAGGCTGTCATGTGAGAGGGCGATACGAAAAAACTTTGTAGCCCTTGTAACTTAACTTTACTTGTCACCTGTGTCTTAGGATTCAAAACCTCAACTTCATGTTCTAATTTTGGCATAGTATTAAAGAAGTTTTGTATTTTACCAAATTGTTCACTTGATAATGATTCGATAAAATCATTCATCTCTTTTTTACTATAATCACTAGCCTTGTGTACAATTTCACCATCATAAATTTCATAGATTGTATCAGAAATCATTTCAAATAGTTTTTCTGTGCCCAATTTACTAGCATCCACGCTAGGGTCAAATGAATCTATTGTAGGGTACTTCATAATCATTTTTACTTTATCATTAATCTGTATTTCATTTGTATGTTTTTCATCAACTTGAACCTCTACTGTGCTCAAATCTAACTCTACATTTGCGTAAGTTTCTTTATCATCAGGACAAAGTAATTTTAATTTAGCAACCTCACCAACTGATTTAGCTCTAATATTTAAAAATATATATTCTAAATCAAATGTAGGTACTAATTCAACATTCAATGTTCCAAATGTACATGCACCAACAATGTTCTTCAATGCATTTTTTATTTGTTTTCCGTCGTTTGACTCTAATGCAAGTAATAAAATCTTTTCTTCTTTTACCAGAAAAGGTCTATACTTGACCTGTACATCACTTGAAGGTAATGTCAATTCATAAGTCGCTGTATCTAATATAGGCAATGCCATAATATTATCTCCTTGTTATATTAACCAAAAGGTGGAAATAGTCTTCCACCTGTTACTCTACCAATTGGTAGATTTCTTTTGACTGTTTGTATAGCATCCCTGCCGGCTCTTCTTATCTCTGGCGGCAATTGACCTAATATACCACTAAACAACCCAAAATCTTTACTTGCTTTTATTGTTGGTATATCACCAACTGACTGACCTACTGTTGCACTATTAAGTTGGTCAATAGTAAGGTTAGCCCATGTTCTAAAATTTAATGTAACAGGTACAATTACCTGTTCGTTATCTGAACCGTATGTATAATCATAAGAACCTATTGTCTGAGGATATACTTCAAATAATCTTACTGCATATGTAACTCTAGCGTCATCATCACCTTTAGCGTCAAACTGACCTAACTGCATAATATCCATAGAGCCAATATAATCATTATAATATCTCATGTGATGTGAGTTAATATCAAAAATTTTCTTTTGCCAATTTTCAAAAAACATTCTCTGTCTTAAAAATTTATCACCATAAAAAGACATCTCAATTTCACCACTATAAGAATATGCATATGGCATTCTTCTTGCCGGTCCATAAGTTCTATTTGTTTGTGTGTTGACATCTCTATTAGGCATAGTAACTTTATTACACATCATATCAACATTTTCTAATGTTTGATTACTTTCTAATTCATTTCTACCACCATAGGCTGCTGATATTTCACCTGGTGGCTGATTAGGTGGACCTGCTTGTACTTCAATTAATTTGACCGTTGATGGTGGATTAATTCTTACAATAAATCTATTTGTTCTAGCAAAGCCTTCACCTTGATTTACTTGTGAAAGAAATCTTTGAATAGTACCTGAACCACCTGGTTGTCTTTGTAATCTAGGGTCACCTGCTACATCAGCCAAAGACTTATCTCTTGGTAAACCAAGTCTAATATCAAAGTTACCTATTCTTCTACCACCTCGTAAGATTGCCATTATAGTACCTTGCCCTTATTGACACCTGATTTGATAACATATTTTTGTGTACCATTGGCGCCAACCTCTACCTCTTTTCGTAGATTTTTTGTTAAATTTAATTCTTGTTTTTTTCTGTTCACTTCTTTTGCGTGTTCAGTTAATTGTTTTGTTCTATCTCTATCCATTAGTATGTCTTCCTACTCTTAGCAAAAACAGAACCTAATGACGCACCTTGAAACTGTGCAACTGGTAAATAGGCTGCTAATGCCATCTCATCTACATTAACTCTCAAAAATTGAGACCTAACTTGTGAGTACAAATATCTTTTGATACTTGCCTTTACATATTTATTAGACTTTACTTGCTGATATGTAGCTTGAATTTTAGTTGATTGGTCAAACTTACTATTACTTGCTAGTGTCTGTAATTGTTGTAAAAATGCAAATCTAGCACCATATGGCAGATAATGAAAGTTTAAACCAATAAAACCACCTTTCATAGGTTCTAATGGTAACACCAGAGGAAATGTGTCGTAGTAAGGCATTCTTGCCTTTGTTTTAGGGTCATAGAAAAACATACTCATACGACCTGCACTAGGTCTACCTAGTAACTTACCGGATTTAAACAATTCACTAGGACTACTTCTATCTGCGATAAGAGATACAGCGTTTCTGTACCAAGTAGCACTCTTTAACTTGTTGCCTTGTAAATCTTTTAATGGTTCAAATATATCAATTGCCATACCACTATTTATAAGAAAACCCCTAGCGATTTCTCGCTAGAGGTCAATGCTTTAAGTAATGAGAGAGAAAGGACTAATCTTCGTCAGCTAATTTACTAAAGTAATCGAGAGTATCGTCCTCGTCACTAGCTGGCGTTGATAAGCTTACTTTCGGCATTTCTACAGCCGTTGTAGTCTGTGGTGGGAGGTCTACAGAATCTACTGTCGCTGTGCTTTGTGTACCCGTAATTACCCTATTCAGTTTCTCTTTGAGTTCATCATAGGTCTTAAAATTACTAGGGTCAACAAATGGTTTTAGAGGGTGTTGTTTTTCCCAAATAGCTTTGATATCGTCATCTGACTCTTTCAATGCTGAAACACCTTCAAATTCGGATTTATCGTAGTTCCAGTAACCATCAACTTTTCTGATTTTTAGTTTAAAGTTTGCGCCTTTCCAAAAATCAAATGGGTTAATCGCTTGTTCATCTTCAAACGCTGGTTGCATGGCTTCTGTAATCTTATCAAAGATTTTTTTACCAAACTTATACAGTTTTACCTGTCCTTCGTTTTCAGGATGTTTAGGGTCTGACACAACATAGATGTTTGCATAGTAAGACAATTTTCTTTTTCTCTTTCTAGCAATATCTTTGTCACTATCAATACCAGTATTCCACAATCTAGTATTTTCTTCACTAACAGGATCCTTTTGATTAAGGGTTGTTAATGAGTTCTCAATAAACCAACCACCTTTGTCTTGAAAGGCATGTGTCCAAACTCTCTGCCATGGCATTTCTTCACCATTAGAAGCAGGCAAGAAACGAAGTACAGCATAACCATTACCAGTTTTATCTAGTTCAGGTTTCCATAACCTATCGTCTTGATACTTGT